AGACAACAGCCGGAGATTCAGCCGGAGAGATCGCACCAGCCGCACCAGGATCGCCTACAGCAGCCGGAGAGACAACAGCCGGAGATTCAGCCGGAGAGATCGCACCAGCCGCACCAGGATCTTCTACAGCAGCCGGAATATCAAAAGCGGCTGCTATTATGTTATGATCCTTTACAAGTTTTCTAATCATCCGCTCACAATCTGCAATCAATCTTTCATCACTTTTTGAAAAGCGGATAGAATCAATGTGTGATCTGTATTCCTGGAATAATTCGATTGCTTTTCCGTAATATCTGCAGAATGTTTCCGCTGCAGCTTTTCCAGAATTGAACGTATCAGACATATTGAGATAGTCTGCAATGCGTTTCGTGTCCGCTGCAGAAAACGGAAACGACATTGACAGATCAATAGCAATAGATCCTCTGTATAATCTGCAATACATAATTCTGTTTTCTACAGATTCGTTCACGCTTTGCCGGATCTGATCCGTGATATACTCAAACATTTTCGACATGGTTTATATCCTCTTTTAAAATCTGGTTTACTGGTTATCTTGCTTTTTGATGATCTCTAAAACAGCGGCATATTCCGCCGGATCATTTTTCCCAGCTTTATAATCTTTTGCAGAATGCTTTATAAACAGAACATAATCGCACTCTTTGCCGATTGCTTTGCAGCCGTGTTTACAATCGCTGCAGTGAATTTCAAACGGTGTACCACAAGCGCAAACATGGACACGAAAACCAGCGTTTACAAGTGCTGTATACGTTTCCAGTAATTCGGCACACGTTCCAAAATTTACACCATGCGGTGTAATTGACGGTGTGACGGTGATATTCTGCAGACCGTCAAAAGCGTTTACGGCGTGATCTTGCTTTGTGTATGTCCAGAACGTGACAAGCGGAAAATATTCGATAATCCGTTTCCACATATCCACATATTCATCACAAAAGAAATCACCAGCGGCATGAATGCGTACCTGGTCAATACTATGCAATTTGATACAAGCTTTAATTGCATTCTCTAACCAGTCTCTGTGATATGTTGCTAACAGCAGCTTTCTAACAAGCGAATGTTTCATGCTGTCCATTGGAAATCTTCCAGAATCGCAATAGCAATCTTTGCAATGACACGGACACGATCCACAAAAAGAGGTAACACCAGCGGCACGCATCACAGCAGCCGTTTTCGGGAATTTTTCCAGGTATTCGGAAATATCGTGTACCTCATTACCATGTGCAATAGACCACGTACCAGCACTGCCAACTTTACCATTACTTGCGAATGGAATTAATTCGGGTATCCACTCACCGTACGGATCTAAAATGTGATCACCGTCGCACTCAATGCCGAATTCGGCATAGGTATTAATTGCTATCGCCTTTTTAGTTAACTGTTTACCTTTGTTCATGATTCAATCCCCATTTTATAATGTGCTGGTTTATAGGTATATCCGGCTGCATTTCTGCAGCCGGAAAAATTCGATTTACTGGTTATTCCTGGTCTGCATTCTTAATGATCACATTGGGATCAAAAGCACGAATATTGTAGTCATAACCTAATCTGTAAGTATTCGGAATGATAGAAACGATCATCTTTCCAGTCTTAATAGATATGTCTTCCAGATATACGTTTACCAGGTGGTAATAGCAGCCATTAGGCGTCATATAGTAGCCGGAATTATCCGTAATTGCCATTACTAAAACCGTTTTATGGTTTTCTTCAGTCATGGTTTTAAATACGCTTTTCATGGATCTGCAGAACGTGAATTTGTCCATGTCGCTATCGTTATAGATTTTATTAATGGTTTCGTATTGATCCCAGGTGAATGATCTTCCAGCGATTCTTTCTAATTCTTCTTTTAACATTGGTAATACCTCTTTCTTATAGTGTGTTGCCCTGTTGACAGTTTCCATTATAAGCACCATATACGAAAAATCAATAAGCACCATATAATTCTACGTTTTCAACAAATATAAGCACCATATTATAAGAATCTTATATAAAATCATGTGAAATCTGCACAACAGGAAAAGCGGATCTGTATTTACAAGACCGTTTTTTTAAGAGATGATTTATCTGGAATATGCAAATTATGCCAATTATGCGCAAGGAATATGATCACATGGCAAGGAAGAAAAGAAACCAGGAACAACAGCCGGAAAATAAATCAGCTGCACCAGCTGCAGCGGCTGGATCTGCTGAAATTGTGTCTGCTGATATTACATACTTCAAAAACAGAATATTAGAGTGCATTTCAGAATATGAGATCGAAAACAATGTAAAAGTAAAAGAGATTAAGAAAACAGAGTGGAATGCAGTATTGATATATATATATAATCACGTTTTTAAACGTATTGCAGATCCGCATAAAAGCATACAGAAAAATAATATTGATTATAGCAATATAGATTTATTATTAGATATAGCAGATTTTTATATATATATCAGTCTGCTAAATAATAAAGATGTTTCTATAAATGGATTTAGTTATTTAACTGGTATTCCATTATATACTTTAAAACGCTGGAAAACTGGTAAATATAAATCATATGTTTATATGGATCTGAATACTAATAGGGTTATAGATAATAATACAGCAGATAAATATATATCAGCATATAAAGATCATACGGTTATAAAGATATCTAATAGTGACTATATGCTCATTTCCGAAAAACTGAATGCAGCCCGGGAACATACGCTTGCGGATCTTGCGCTTGACGGATCTGTTATGAGTCTTGCACTTGGCAAAATAGAATACGGCTGGATAGAAGGAAAAGATAAACAGTTAGCTGCAGAAATGCTGCAGCAGCAGCTTGACGGAAAAGATCTGCTATCCGACTATAAAAAACTGTATATAGAATCATCGGAATAACTAAAAAGAATTACAGCAGCAGCGATATGATCCAGCCGCTGGATCTGCACCACAATATATAGTGCTATAGCTGCATGGTATACCACAAGATATAGTGTATTCGGATAATCTATGTTTGGCGAATAGATCCGGCTGCAGCCGGATTTTATAAAACCCCTATAGGGGTTATGGTGAAGTGTCACTACTATTCCACTTACCCCTACCACCACCCACGAATCAAAAAAGCCGCCTTATACATACAAACCAAGAGGTGACTAAAGGAACTGGTATATATAGATGTGTGTAAAGCAGATGGTAGTACTCCATAAAATAAATCTAAATCAGTAGAACATAGATATCTATAACTGATAACCAGTAGATATACATCAGATAGATATAACCATAGTAATCAGATATATAACTATCAGAATACCAGTATAGATATTTAAATATATATCGATAATCCATATAGATATACTGATACAGATAATCGATATATAAATAACAGCAGATATATCAATAGATATACTGATAATATAAATATATACGTTTATATATCTATTATTACATATATAAATATATATAATCGCACGTTGATAAATATATAAGGAGTAGGCAATGAACGAAGACCTAAAGGCGATCAAGGAAGCTGCCGGACTCGTCTTCCGCTTTGAGAAGGATGATAACCGTTACGTTCAAAACATGATGAAACTTATCCAGTCATGTGAGTCTCACGGTGCAGAAGGTGCGGAGATACTCTGCGCTCTTACCAGGCGAACGAAAGATAAGCTGCTCACAATGCCGGAGACTGTCGAGAACAGAGATATCTACTGGGATTGCGTCCGGCGTGAAGCGATCTATCTGTTTGAGTCGTTCATGCTCTACATGGAGAAGAATCGTGAACCGAAAGCACGGTTCTACCAACCACGCATGAAGACGCTGCGATATGTGGCGAAAGGTATCCAAGACCTTGCTGATGATAAACTCGATGAGTTGTTCATCAATATGCCGCCCCGAACAGGCAAAACGCAGATCGTAAAGTTTGCTATGGTTTGGTGGGGCAGCAGAAACACTGAACTGTCGAATCTCTATTCTGCCTACTCTGACAAGATCACCCAGCCGTTCTACGTTGGTTTGAACGAGCTGATGACTGACCCGACCTACACCTACAAAGAAATCTTCCCCAAGAACAAAATCGTGCGGACTAAAGGTGATGACGAAATCATTGACCTTGACCGTAATAAGACTTACCCGACCTTCACTTGCAGATCGTTGTACGGCACTCTGAATGGCTCATGCGACTGCACTGGACTCGGTGTTGCTGATGACCTTCTCTCCGGCATTGAGGAAGCGTTATCCGCAGACCGACTTGAGACTGCGTGGGGCAAGTATGACAACAACTTCATGAGCCGTATCAAATTCGACCAGGGTGCTAAACTGATCAACATGGGTACTCGCTGGGCGTTGCTTGATCCTCAAGGCAGACGGCAGACGCTTATCGAAACCAGTCCGAAATTTGAGAACTGGCGTTATCGAATCATTTCTATTCCGGCACTCAACAAGAACGGCGAAAGCAATTTCAGTTACGACTATGGCGTAGGCTTTTCAACGGAGACTTACGAACGGAGACGAGCATCGTTTGAAGCGAACAGTGACGAAGCGTCATGGTATGCCCAGTACCAGCAAGAGCCGATTGACAGACAGGGTGCGCTCTTTGCGTCAACGAACATGAAGTTTTACAACGGAGAGCTGCCTGTGGACAAAGACGGTGCGTTAAAGAAGCCGGATCGAATCTTCATGGCTTGCGATATCGCATTCGGTGGTGGTGACTATGTGTCTGCACCAGTGGCATTCCAGTATGGCAGTCAGTGCTATGTTCACGATGTCGTTTACGATAATGGCGATAAGTTTATCACTCGTCCGCTTATCGTTGATGCGATTATCCGTAACGGAGTCCAGGCTTGCCAGTTTGAAGCGACTAAAACCACGATGGATTTTCCCGACTGGATCAGCGAGGAAGTTAAGAATGCCGGAGCGAAATGCACTATCACGACCAAAGCTGCTCCGAATGGCGTAAGCAAACTTATGCGGATATTCGACAAAGCGCCCGAAATCCGTGAGTTCTACTTCCGGGATGCCAACTGTCGTGACAAGCCGTATCAGAAATTCATGGAGAATCTGTTCTCGTTCAAAATGGCTGGTCGTAATCAGCACGATGATGCTCCCGACTCGATGGCACAACTCTGCAACATGATGATTCTTCCGACACAGTACGCTACGGTGGTCAACAGTCCGTATTAAGGAGATCCGAAATGACGATAAAAGACATACAGATGTACCGCTTTCTTGACCATGCCATAAATTTGGCTATTCGGGATGTCAATTCGCTTGCCGGGTCGAACAGCATCCGTGACAGTGTGACTGGCAGTAATCCCGATTATCCGTATGAGGAGAGGAACTTTACTGTAGTTGGCAATGACCTTTTCGCCGAAGAGGAACGTAAACGCAAACTGCGTAGAGCGGAAAAGGAACTCGCTCGTCTGAAGACGCTGAAGTTTCAGATCGAGGACATGAGCCGCAATCTGAAAGATGCCAGAGACAGGATAATCATCGAGAACACGATGAAAGGCAAGACGCAAGTCTACATCGCTACGCTCATCGGCATAGACCAGTCAACGGTATCCAGGCGGCTGGAGTGCATCTGCAAGTCCGTAACGGAGAAAAATGACGAAAGTTTATAGAATTTTTAGAAATAACGCATAAAACGCATAAAACGCATAATTAGGCATAGTAAATTTAAACTGTACTTTTGTAGGATGAAACAGACAGGATTCCATGCAAATACACTCCTTTCTTTGGGGAATGGGTCGCAGAGATGCGGCTCATTCTTTTTGCACACTTACTGCGAGGTTGGATGATGTCAACGGATAAGCAAGAGAAAATTTCATACACCTTGCGAGGTCGGAGAAGAATCTATGTCGATGACGATCACGTTGATGGTGACAATCTGTTCCGTGTCCTTGAGTGGGCAATGCTGACCCACGCACAGAACGAAGCGGATATGCAGTTCCTCATCGACTACGAAAAAGGCTACCAGCCGCTTCCTCGCAGCAAGACGGTTCGCCCGGATATCGATATCCAGGTGAATGACAATGTCGCAAACCAAGTGACGGTGTTCAAGTGCGGTTACGTTTGGGGGAACACAGTTCTGTATGTCCATCGTGGCAACAAGGATATGCAAGAGTCTGACGATGAGTCCAACCGCAAACAGGACATCGGCGTGACCATGCTGAACGAGATGAACGAAATCGAGTATGTCCAGTACAAACAACAGGAACTGGCACGGTTTGTTGAAATCTGCGGCATGGGTTACATGATGGTCGATGTCCGTCCAAGGTATAACGGACTGTCGGCATTCGAACTGATTACGCTCGATCCACGGAACACTTTCTGCATCTACAAAAACTCGGCGAGAGAAGAAGTGATTGCCGGAGTCACGTTCAGACGGACTTACTACGGTGATGTCTACTACACGGTATTCACGCCGGAGAGACGGTTTGAGGTTCTGAACCTTGTGTCC